TGATTTCCAGATGCCTTATCCATATTTTTTCCTATCTGGCACACTGCAAAAAACCACCTGCCCTAGCGATTATCTGGCTATGTTTTCCATCTGTAAAATTCTGTCTAAAAAACACGCCATCTGCCTCTGCACGAGACGCGGCTTTGATGGGTTGTTTTGTAATCTTAATCATGCTTACCTCTTGAAAAAATTCGATGCCTGTTTTCAGTGCAAAGGCATCATGGCCTCAAAATACGGCAGAAACAAGGATGATGCGATGAAAAAATTTCTGCTTCCGGTGGTTTTACTCCTTGGACTTACAGTTTTTTTCACTACCGATCTGAAAAACACGCTCAGCTTTTCGGGACTGGCTGAACATTATGGCCTAATCACAGATTTTGTGATCCGCCATCAGCTGGCAAGCTGGCTAGGCTTTATGCTGTTATATGCAGCTGTGGTAGCTCTTTCCCTGCCCGCAGCCTCATTATTAACCCTGGCAGGCGGCGCGGTGCTTGGATGGATTGCCATTCCCTTGATAATTGTTGGCGCCAGTATCGGGGCATGTGTGGTTTTCATTGCCGCCAAAACTGTTTTTGCCAGCCTCTTTGCCCAGAGCGTAGCCGGCTTTATCACACGGCTGGGAGCCGGATTTAAGAAAGACGCCTTTTCCTATTTGCTGGCTTTGCGCCTGATACCCGCAGCCCCATTTTGGGTGGTTAATATTGTTCCTGCCTTGCTGGGCATGCGCCTGACCCCTTTTTTCATCGCAACCTTTATTGGCATCGCTCCTGGTACAGCTGTATATGTGGCAGTAGGGCGCGGCTTTCATAAAGTATTAACACAAGGTCAGGTACCAGATTTATCAACCTTGCAAGATCCCTATATCATTGCTCCGCTTGTGGTGCTGGGGCTTTTCTCTCTGATGCCGATGGCGATTAAACGGCTGAGAGAGCGCAGACAGGATGGCTAGATTTTATGACAGATGAGATCACTAAAACAGATATTTGCATTATCGGCGGTGGCTCGGGCGGGCTATCTGTGGCTGCAGGGGCAGCACAAATGGGAGCAAATGTGGTACTGTTTGAACGCGCCGAGATGGG